TCACCCCGGTTGTGCCCTCAGCATCCCGGAATCCCGCTCCGAGCCAGCCGCTGCCGGCGCGCGGCCAGCCTTTTCTGCCAGCCAAGCGTCGATGTCTTCTTCAAGCCATGCGACACGTCCCGCAGTCAACTCAAAGGGCTTTGGGAAGAATCCCTTGGCGATCATCGCGTAGATCGTCGACTGGCTCAGGCTGACCTTTTGGATCACGTCTTTGATGCGAATTGCCCTCATTTCAGCCCCGCGATGTCTCGAGTCAAGCCCATGGTCGATTCGAGCTCGGCGCCGCTCAACGAACGCGAGGACGCGAAGGCGGCCAAGGCGCCAACCTCATGCTGCGGCAGCACCAGCAACTGCAGCAGCATGGCGAGCCTCTCGCGCCACGGCTTCAGGAAGTGCCCGCGCTGGTGAGCATCGACCACCAGCGGCGTGCCGTCGGTGGTGTCCAGCGCACCGCCGATGAGCAGCTGCGCCGGCGCCAGGCCGTCCAGCTCGTCCCGCGCCGTCACCCACCAGGCGTAGCGCTTGGCGGACTGCGCTTCCATGGCGGTCTCGAGCAGGATCGCCTCGGCGATGGTCAGCAGGTTCTCGCGCGTCGATTGCGGGAAATCCGCCAGCGTCTTGCCGTCGGCGTCGGCCTCGGGGTACAGGCCGGTGCAGATAATCTGCGCCACGCGCTGGACATAGGGCACAGGCTGCGGGGAGGTAGTGATGTCGGTCATGCTGCTTCTGCGAGGTGAACGATCTGGCCGGCTGCCACCGGACCCTGGGCGGTAGCCCGGTTTTCGACCCGCAGCGTCGCCACCAGCAGCTGGCGGCGGGTGCAGGCGCGCTGCATGTCGTCGGTCAGGTTCAGGCCCTGGCCGATCGCGCGGAATTCGTCGCCGGTGACGCCCAGCGCGCCACGGTTCGCAAACCGTTTGCCCACGTCGGCCACCGCGCTCACGGCAGCGTCCATGGCGTCGCGCAGCGCCTGGTTGTCGGCGTAGTAAAGGGTTGCCACTACCTGTCCGACATTGATGCGGAAGGCGAGCGTGTGCCATGCGGCCTCGGTGGCGGTCCCGTCGAGGATCTTGCTTAGCTCGACATGCGGGATGAGCTGCAGGTCCACCTCGGCGTTGCGGCTGAAGCGGAACATCACGGGCAGGCCGCAGGTGCGCGCGGGGCGCGGCCGGCGGGTCTTGCGGTGCTTGCTGGCTGGCATCACTGCACCTCCTGGGAGCCGTTTGCGGCAGCATCAGCAGCCGCCTTCTGGCCTTTCGGAACCCAGCGTTCGCCATCCCACCAGCAGTGGTCTTTCAGGGCGTCCCAGTAATGATGATGGCCTTGTCGATCCCAAAGCGGGGCACCCGCCCAGCACAGCCAGCGCTTGATGATTTCGCGGCCAATGGCCTCGGCCAGTTCGCCTGCGTCGAGATCGTTAAGCGGAGCAGGATTCGCTTGCGCGATGTGCCAGAGCGAGGCGATGTGGCTGTCGGTGTAGCCCTGCAGCCGTTCCGTGTCGATGTGGAAGGTGACGTGGTGTTCCATGGTTTCGCTCCAAAGGAGGTCAGTCGTCGAAGTCGCCGGCGGCGCGGCGCTTCAGGTCGGGACCGCCGCCAGCTGGGCGGCGGGCCGCGCGCTGCAGCTCGCGGCTGGCCATGGCCCGTGCCGCGGCTGCCAGAGCAGCGCGAAGCAGGTCGGACATGGCGTCGAAAGGGGTGGCGATCCGCATCGCGCGATGGGCACGGCGCAGATCGGCGTCCGTGATGGCGGGCTTAGCCATGGCCGGCTCCCCGGCGGACGAAGCCGTCCCAGACACCGCGGCCGTAGCACACGGTGAAGAACAGGCTCACCCAGAACATGCCCGGCTCGTCGGTGGCGGCCGTCAGGTACAGCCAGGCCGGCTGGCCCAGCAACCCCATCAGTGAGCCCCAGCGGGTGCGCCGGGCCCCGGCGTTGAGCAGGTAGATCGCGCCCACTGCGGAGGCGATCATCCAGAGGTTGAGCAGCGCGAGCATCAGGCGGCCCTCCCGATGGCACGGGCGCAGCAGAAGCGCGGCGGCTCGGTCAGGCGATCCAGCGCGTCAAGCTGCGCATCGAGGCGGCTGCGCGCGATCGCGGCGAACTGCATGCGCACGCCGCTGTGCGAGACGATGTAGACCAGGAACGCGCTCATGCCGGCTCTCCAGCGGGTGCAGAGACAGGGGGCAGGACCACCGGCTCACCCGCCGTCAAGGCGTTACAGCCGTCTTCCAAGAACATTTCGAATGTGCATTGCTGACCATCGTGCGTGGTGATTTCCAGCGTCTGCGTGGCGAACCAGTGTGGTTTGCCGTCGATGTCGGTCAGCTGGAACTTCACCGGCTGCACGACAACCTTGGCCGCGGCGCAGATCGAGGTTCGGATGGATCTGGACATGCTCAAGCTCCTTTGTTGCCCGACCGATCCTCGAAGACCCAGCACTTGACCGTGGTGGGGCGCTTTGGCGCGGCGGGATAGTCGGTGTTGTGACGCGCGTTGATCGCGCTGTTGACGACCCTCAGCTCCATGAACTTGCGATGCCGCGACGTGCGCAGCACGCGCTTCAGGTCAGTGAGCGGGGGGAGGTTGAGGCGGCGGTCGTTCGCCACCTGTTCGAAGTGCCGCAGGCTGATAGCGATGGTTCCGCCATCCCCGCGGGCGTGGTTGAGCACGGCGTGGTCTTCCTCCGCCGATTCGATGTGGTCGTACAGTTCCCAGAATTCCTGCACCAGCGGGTGGTCGGCGCCGATGGCCTGCTGGCGTTCCACCGCCATGGTCACCAGCTGCTGTATCGCCGCATCGCGGTATTCCTTGGGCAATGGCAACACGTGGCCCAGGCAGTCGACCAGCGCCATCATCTGGGCGTGGTTCTTGACCAGACGCTGGTGCTTGACATCGGGATGCTTGACCAGGTGGTCCTGGTAGACCGGCATGCGCTCCACGTAGGAAGCGAGGATGTCGCGCTCCTTGAGGATTGCGGTCAGCAGGAAGCCGGAGACGTCCTCCACCGGCATCTGCTCCAGCGCGCGCGCTGCGGCAAAGGTGTCGGGGTTCTGGCCGGCACGGTCGAAGTACAGGTGGACGATCCGCTGCAGCACGGCCTCGCTGGCATTGACCTCGGCGTTCTGGCTGATCACCACCGCGCCACGGAAGGGCGGCTCGTAGGTCTCGTTGCCGGCGTTCTTCACGCCGCGCGCCCGCGTGCTGCGGCCGTTGTAGGCGGTCTTCAGTTCATTCCAGTCGAAACCCTTGGCCTTGGCGCCGTCCTCGCCGCGGTCGCCTTCGATCAGCACCACCGGCAGGTTGGACACCTGCGCGAAGTTGCGCGCACGCGCCGCCAGCGAGGACTTGGACGGATCGAAGCCCTCGTAGTCGCGGCGCCCGCACAGCTTCCACAGGAACTCAATCAGGGTCGACTTACCCGCGCCAGGCTCGCCCACGACCTCGAGGAAGGGGAAGCTCTTTTGCTTGACGCCTTCGCCCTCGCGGATCTGCTCGGCAAACAGGCTGCCCAGCCAGAACGCCAGCGCGACGATCGCCTTGGCGCCGAAGGCGCGCCAGATCAGCTCCAGCCAGTCATGGCGGAACGCCTTCAGGTCCGTGTTCAGCGAGAGCCCGGCGGAGCCGCCGATGGTCTTGATCGACAGCCGCCCCACGTCGAAGAAGTCCTCGTCGTTGAGCGCGTACAGCTTGCCGTCCTTGACCGCGACGTCCGCGTAGACATAGCAGCCGTGCTCCTTGCTGTACCCCACGAAGTCGATGGTCTGCACGCTCTTGATGCGGTGCATCTGCTCCTTGAGGTAGGCGTCCAGCTGCCCGCCCGTGCCGGTGTAGAAGGCGCCCGGCGCCACGGCCAGCAGCCGCTTCTTGAACTCGGGCGCCGAGGCAATCTGCGAGCTGGTGAAGGTGTTCTTGGCGGGTTCGGATTCGTGGGGGAAGGCGACGCGGAAGTAGTACCAGGCCTCGTCGGTGGCGGCGTTGGCCTGGTAGTACAGGACGGTGGGCAGGCAGGTGGCGATATTGGTTACCGTGCCCGCTTTCAGCATGGCCTCGTCGCGGAGGTCTTCCTCGGACATATCCGGGTGCGCCTGGCGCACGGCGTCCATCTCGCGGTTGAGCGCTTCCAGATCGACCTTGAACCAGTACAGCTTGCTGTCGAAGTCGAACGCGAACTGGCTCATGCTGGTGCGGCCATAGATGAGCCGCGCCTTCTCGGCTGCCGTGGGCGCCGCCATCAGGTCGCCGAGATAGCGGTACTCGTCCAGGTCTTGCACGGCCAGCTTGTCCAGCTGGTGAAGGTCGTTCCAGTCGCGCTTTTTCGCGCCGGCCTGCTTGGGCACCGCGATCGAGGCCTCCCAGCCATGTTCGCGGCTGCGCTTGAGCCACTGCTTGGCATAACGGGTGCCGGCACGGTCGGCATCCAGCGCCCAGACCAGCTTCGGGCGCGAGCGGCCGTTGGCGGCGCACTGCTCGGCCAGCGCGGCCAGCGCGGTGCCGGGGTAGTTGGTGCACGACAGCGCCGCGACTGCCGGCACGTCGTGGTGCCAGAGCGCGATCGCATCGAAGATGCCCTCCACGATCCACAGCTCGGCAGCGCCGGATGTCTGTAGCACCGGCGGCTGCCACCACATGCCGCCGTAGCTGCCCTGGAAGGTGGCCTTGCGCGCGCCGAAGCGGTGCGCCTGGTCGATGATGCGTTCCCAGTAGATGCCGCCGCCCAGCGCGAAGCGCACGGTGGCGCTGCCGATCTTCAGTTCATGGCTGTAGTAGCTCTCCTGGGTGTACCAGTCACGCACCTTGTCCAGTTCGAAGCCGCGGCTGTCGCGCATGTATGCGTCGGCGGCGGCCTTGGGGTTCTCCGGCGTGGACTGGAAGCGGTCGCTCCAGCTCTCGAACAGGTCAGGGTAGAGATCCTTGATGTGCAGCTCGGCGCCGCAATGGTTCAGCCGGTTGCAGCGCACGACCCAGGGTGCATTGCCGAACGCCCACAGCGTTTTCTTGCCGCAGGCCGGGCATTTGCCGTCCTCCAGCTTCTCGCCGCCGCGCTTCGACTTGAAGGCGTAGTCACGCAGCAGGCGGCTGGTGACTTCGCTGTGCAGGGATGGGTTCATGAATCTTCAGGCAAAAGGAGTCCCTCACGCCCCGGACAGGGGCATGAAGCTAGGAATCAACAGGGAGAGAGGGCTAGGCCGGGATCAGGTCGGCAGCAGGTCCATCTGCCGCTCGTCCATCAGCCCCGGGCGTACCTTGCCGACCGGCAGGTAGGCCTTGGGGTTGGGGCGCATGCTGGGCGCGATGGTGGAGATCACCGACGTGATGGCCTTGCAGGTGTAGGCGCACTCGATGTTGGGGCATTGCCAGTAGCTCTCTTTCGAGAGCAGCGACACCACGCGGCTGGTGCGAATCTTCATGCGCGATTCGCAATGTGGGCAGGTCAGTTTCACAGCGATTTCCCCGGAGGTACTACCAATTTAAAGGCACGTCTTTTGCCCGTCATGCGTTCGGCTGTGCGCCGAATCCCGGACTTGGCCAGCCATTCGGCGGCCTGTTGTAGCGTCGTCAAGCCTTGCTCCTGACGCACCCGCTCCAGCACTGCCACGGCTTGCTCGGTCAGCTGTATTTCGACGTCCGGCATCTTCTCGGCAGCTCAAAAGTCACTTCGTTTAGGCGCTCTGCGTCTCTACAGTGGTTCCGAGGGCCAGTACCTGCTCGGCCTCGCGGAAGATGATCTGGCGCAGCAGCGTGGCAGGCTGCTCGCCCTGGTAATTGGCCAGGGCAGTGATCAGGTCGAACTCGTAGTCGTTGAAGCGCAGGACTACGCGGTTGTCACGAACACGTTTCGGGTCGGGATACATGCCAGTCTCGGTTGGAACGGAAAGGATCACGACGCTCTGGAAGAGCGGCTTTCATACACCGCAAGCCCCTCAAGCAGCACCAGACGGGCCAGGCTCGACACGGAGCGGTTCTCCTGCAATGCGAGCCGCTCCAGCTTCTGGCGCTCCGCAGGGAGGAGGCGCACGCACACCGGCTTGTCGCTGAGAACCCCACGCGGGGAGCGGGTCCGGGGCGTTTTGGCTGTGGTCATGGCGGATATACTTGTGTGAGTTAGCGTTGCACAAAGCAAATTATCTTTACAAATGTAAAGATAGTCAAGGGAAATCAATGAACGTCGAGGATGAGGTTTTCGGGCAACGGCTCGAGGAGGAGCGAGCGCGCCTGAAGCTTTCAAAAGCAGCGATGGCCCAGGCGGGTGATGTGTCGGCGGGCGCCTACAGCAACTACCTGCGCGGTACGCGAGTCCCGGATCTTGCCGCTTTGGCAGCCTGGTCAAGCGCAGGGGTCGACGTCCTATATGTCGTCGTCGGGCGACGGATGCCCGATCTGCTGACCCCGGAGGAGGAAGTAGTTCTTGGCGGCTATCGGAAGCTCGATACCCGCGGCCGTGCCGGCGTGCTGGCGCTGATCGGCGGCATGCTGGACCAATCGTCTGCGAACGTGCGCATCAAGGGCGAGGTCGGCCAGTACGTTGAAGGCGACCTCACCGTTACCCAGCCTTTCACGATCAACATGGGAAGGAAGAAAAAGAAGGAATAGGGCCCGACACGTTGAGCGGGCGGCAAACGAATCGATAGAGCGGGCACATAGATGCCAGCCAGTTTCGGGAATGTCAGGGGTCTTATTTTTGTCGTGTAGTTACTTTTTTTGACGGGAAAATGAGCAATAAGGGTGTTGCAGTTGAAGGGGATGTTGGCCAGGTAGTCGCAGGAAAGGTGGTGCATGAAGGTGCTAGGACTGAAGGGCACTTTAGCAACGTGATCAACATGGGCGGCGCCGCATCGGCGCCCGAACCGCGTTACATCACCTGGCAGCAGGACAAAGCCATCAAAGCTCGCGTGGACGAGTTGATGCCAGTTCTCGGAAAGGATCGCCTAGAGATTTACGAGGAGATCTTCAACGAGTATTCCGTGTCGCGCCGCGCAGAGATCCCGAGTAACAAGTTCAAGAGCGTCATGGAGATGCTTGACCAACTTGAGGCAAAAGCCACCGGCGCAACAGAATCGCCACGCGAGATCGCAGAGCATGGGCCTCTGACATGCGGCAGCTGCGCGCAGCTTCGCACGCGGCTACGCCGCATCAAAGCAGTGGGCGCTGTAGCCGTTATCACAGCGTTCGCGTCTGTCGGAGTTGCGATCTATTTCTCACAAGCCGCGATAGCCGATGCGCAGACGGACAGTGCGCCAGTTTCACAGTGTCAATTTGAAGGCCAGATGTACTCGCCTGGCAGCGTAGTAAAGATGCCGAATGGGCAGGCCCGCGAATGCCTGGATGCCGGCGGCAACAAAAGCATGCAGTGGGCGGTGCCATCGCAACCAGCTTGGAAGCGCCCGCGATAATAGCAGCGCCTGAACGGCTTCGACCAACGTAGCAATACAACTCCTACCCGGAAGGTGACTGCAGCATGTTTGACTTCAAGAATGCAAGCAAAGATCAGCTCAAGATCGAGTACAACCGCATTGCCCGCGAGATTGGTGATGACCAGTTCTTTACGAAGAAGGAGCTGAACCACCTCCCTGAGATTCTGATGGACGGCGAACAGGTGCTGGCCTTCACGTCAGGCCTGATGGACGCGAATACTTGGTTGATCGTGCTGACGGATCATCGAGTCCTTTTCCTGGACAAGGGCCTCATCTACGGCCTCAAACAGGTCTCCATCAACCTCGACAAGATCAATGCTGTCTCTGGCAGTACAGGCCTCATGTTCGGCGAGATCCGGATTCAGGACGGGGCCAGCGAGCGCGTTATCAAGAACGTCTGGAAGAAGACGGTCGTGGCCTTCACGAACAAGGTGCGCGATGCTCTCCAGGCATATCGGAAAGCTGGGTCAGTGCCTACGGCCGCTCCAGCAGTCCCTGCGGCCGATGATGTTGTTTCGAAGCTGGAGCGCCTGGCTGCGTTGAAGGAGCGAGGAATCCTCACAGACGCTGAATTTGCCGAGCAAAAGGCAAAGCTGCTGGCATAACGGGAAAGGACACAAGAATATGAATGCACCGGAGCAGATTGCACCGCAGCAGCGCATCAACGGATTGATCGTCCACAAGCTGATCAAGGAGCGTCAGCAGAGGGCACGAGTGGTTCCACGGGATGCCATCGTTCCGGTGAACGAAGCTGTGGAGCGGCTTGTTACCGAGATTCACCGGCTCTACTCAGAAAAAACTGGGAAGGGCTACGGCAAGTTCGAGGCTAACGAAGACAATTTCCCAATGCCACGCCTCGTGCGTGAGTATTTCAACGATCACAGCATCGACTTCTATCAGCTTTCCATCCGCATGATGGAAGTGCTCAGGGATCGGGCCGACACTGAACGCCTATCGACCGGCGGCTATGTCCTGATCGCCCACGTAAGCAACGGCGCGACCGACTTCTTGCTGGTTGCCATTGTCACCGACAAGATTGGCACAGCCATCACGGAGGGGCTCGACATCATTGACAGCCCCCACCTGGACCTTGCGGCGCTTCGCGTTGCCGGCCGCGTGGACGCTACGGCATGGCGAGCCGGTAACGAACGGTACATCAGCTTCCTCAAAGGCCGAGGCGAAGTCTCTGACTACTTCAAGCATTTCCTCGGTTGCGACGATGTCGTCATGTCTGCCTCCGAGACGAAGAAGCTGATCACTTGCCTGAAGAGCTTTGCGACCGAGCGCGGAATGGAACAGGCTCAGCGCGACCAGCTTCTCCGTCAGGCACACGAGTACTGCTCACACTGCGCCGATGAAAAGCGGCCACTGAGTCTGGATGCGCTTGCCAACCGTCTTATGCCCGACGAACCGGAAGCGTTGCGTGCTGTGTTTGCTAATGAAGGCGTGCAGCTCTCGGATGGCTTTGTCCCGGACAAGAAATCGCTGCGTAGTCTCGTGCGATTCAAGGGTAAGACACCCGGATGGACGGTAGAATTCGACCGCGACGCGTTGCAGTCCGGCAACATCACGTTCGATGATGCCAGCCAGACCCTGATCCTCCATAATCTTCCAGACGCCCTCTTGCAAGAGATGATCGAAGAACGGCGAAATGAGCATTAAACAGTTTGATCTCCTGGCGAGCCTCTACGCCCGTGTCGAATTCGAGCCGAATCGACGCGAGGGCACGCTCGCCATTGGAGACGCTGCGACGCTCCAAGCGTTGCAAACTGTTGTTGCTGAAGAGGAAGAGTACGCGCTACACCTGCCTGAAGACGATCCTGAGTCCGTAAAGATAGGCGACACCGTTGCGGTGGAGGCAGGCACTCCCCGTACCGGCATCGGTTTCTTCACAGCGTCCTTTGCTGACCTAATCAGAAACCCTACTGCGCGTGTCGCTGAGCCAAGCGGGTATTTCCTGATCGCAGAGAAGTTCAACTCACGAAGTGGCGAACCCGCTCCAGATATCGTGCAGCGATATCGGAAGCTGCTTGACTTGATCAAACTGCTGGGGGAAGCAGCGGCCTTTTTGGACCATAGTCTAGGCCGGCTTGTCTATATCCACGATGGCAAGTTTGAGGTGCCAGTGCAGTACACGGCTGCCGAGGTCGCAGCGCTCGATGTGAATGTGGTGGAAGGTCTGGTGAGCGCCATTGGTGTCGATACGCACCGAGAGCAAAAGCTCGCCATCCTTGCGGAGGCCGTGCGTGAACTAACCGAAGCAACACCTCCCTCCGCGCGTTTTGTGACGCTGCTCGCCCACCTTCCGGATCTTGCCAAGAAGTTCAGCGACGGCTATCGCCTCTTCGCGTCCAGTTTTTCCTATGAGAAGGTCAAGAGCGAACTGGAAGCTGCGCGAGTCGACTACGCGGCAAAGATCCATAAGGTCTTCACGGATATCCAGAACCAGATTCTGGGCATTCCTGTTGCGACGGTAGTTGTGGCGACCCAGATGAAAGCGGCAACAACGGTCGATGCGAACTTCTACATCAATGTTGCTGTCCTGATCGGTGCCTGGATCTTCGTGATACTTGTCGCGGCGTTGCTTCTCAATCAAACGCACACGTTAGATGTGCTTAAAGAGGAAATTGAGCGACAGAAGAAGGGCCTAGAAAAACTGCACAAGGACGTTGCGTCGAACTTCTCAAGTGTCTTCCATTTTCTGAATTGCAGGCTGGCGGTGCAACGTTGGTTGCTCCGCGGCGTACTGGCCATCTTGTTCGGCGGTGGCATTCTCGCCACGGTAACCTTTTTCTTCATAACCGATCCTGCTAGGGCAGCGCTAGCTCGATTCACTGGCCACTGATGAACTCGGCGCGGCTGCCGCGCCGAGTTCGTTGCGAAGCCAGACCGGCGCGCTAGAGATCAGCTTCCTCACGGCCAGCGGGCTTGATTTCCAGTTCAAGTGTGGTCGTATAGCCGCGATCACTAAGGTGATGCGTCACCTTAGTGATCGTCCAGCCCGTGTTGTCGATCTGCGGCTTCCATCCGGACACCACTGCCGGTAGCTCGGGGAACAGGTCCGGCCGGCCACGCGCCAGCGTGATGCTGAAATTCGCCACGCCGCGCTGCATGCGGGCCCACTCTGCGCGTGCGGCGCGCTCCGCGTTCGCCTTGGTCGCGTAGGTGTGGCGCAACACCTTCACGTTGTCAGCGTTCGGATAGGCAGTGACCGTATCTTTGGGCTTCTTCTTGCCCTTGGCAGGCGCTGGCGCTTCTTTCACCTGGGCGGCGTTCGACGCGTCGATCACCACCTCGCCCTTCTTCGCCAGGCGCGTGTCCTGGTAGTGCGCCTTGACCCCGTTGTAGTTCTCCCGGTCCGCAACCATGAAGCTATGCGTGTCGCCGCTGGCACGCGTCACCAGCACCGTCGGCAACGGAATGCCGGAGGCGCTGAGCGCCTCGCCGGCCCGGATGAACAGAAGCTTGCCCTGCTTGACGGTAGCAATGGCGTCGTAATCCTTGGCTACCCGGGTGAGCAGGTTGGCGTCGGATTCTCCGGTCTGGTCCAGGTGCTCGATCACCTGGTCGGCCAGATGCTGCGCGATCACAGCAGCGAGCTGATTGCGGCTGGCGATCGCGCGCACCAGCGCGCCGATGGTCTTGTCCCGGAAGCTGCGCTCCTTGCGCGTGGTCAGGTCGCTGCCCAGGTCGGCACTGCGGGCGCGGATGGTCAGGCGGTCGGGCGGCCCGCTGTGCTCGATCTCATCGACCTTGAACGTGCCCTTGTCCACCACACCGCTGTCGGCCCATCCCAACGCCAGCGAGAGGCGGGCGCCCTTCTCGGGCAGATCTAGCCCGCCATCGTGGTCATCCAGCTCAATGTCGAGCTGGTCGGCCTCAAAGCCGCGGTTATCCGTCAGGGTGAGCGACATCAGCCGTCCCTGGAAGCGGCTGGTGATGTTCCGCCCCTGATGCATCAGCTGGTAGATCGGTCGCGGGTGGGGGCCTGCGGTTTCGCGCGGCTCCGCGTTCCGGGCCATGGTGGTCATAGGAAGCCATCCTCCAGCATGGTGCGGCCGATAATGGCCTCGGCATCATCATCGACACGCACCAGCTTCAGGGAAAACTCGATGCGGCATGCCTTGCCATCCGAGAAGAAAAGGGTGCGCGTCACGCTCAGCGACTCGATCACGAACAGGCCGAAGTAGCGGCCGGTCCCCTCGATCAGCACATAGGCCGCACCCGTGTCGCCCATTTCGCGCAGGCGCTCGATGGAAACGTCCCCGCCGGTCAGCTCGGGCAGCAGGACACCCGCCAGCGTGATGGTCTCGTCGTCGGGACCCGTGTACTGGCGGGCGGGGCGCAGGCCGGTCCGGTTGTTGGACGGGTGGCGCCAGCCGATCTGTTGCTGGAAATCCTGATAGGGCGCCGTGTCCAGGCCGAACACGAATTGCCCGAGTGCCATCATCATCGCGTCAGTCCCTGTCAGTGAGGCTCGATCGTTGCCGCGCGCTGCGCTGGGCCTCGATCTGCCGCAGCTTCTCTTCCACCAAGCGAGCAATCTCCCGCTCGTCCGCGCCGGCGGGCGGATAGATGTTGATGGTGATGGGAGCGGGTGCTGGGGCAGCCGCAGGCACCGTCGCCGTGCCGGCGGCGAGCGGCGGCCGCCTGTCGATCGGGACCGGATTGCTCAGCGCCGCGGCGAGCGGGGAGGGGGCGCCAGCAATTGGCGGATCGGCGGCCGCCGGGCCCGCGGCGATTGCCAGCGCAGCGCCGGCACCGGACAGGTAGCGGAGGACTCGGCCGGTCGTGCCGAGGACAGCCGCGCCGGCACCCTTGAGGCCGGCAGTGCCTGCGTCGATCAGACCGCCGGTGAGCCCCGACACCGCCTGCAGCGGGCCGTCGTGCCCGCGGTCGATGCCCTGCGTCAAGCCGGCCATGGTGAATCCGCCCAGCTCGGCAAAGACGCGACTGGGCGAGTGGATCCCCAGCTTCTCCTTGAAGTACCCGATCACGGCCGAGCCCGCGCCGGTGATGGCATCCTTAACCGCGCCGACGCCGCTGGTGATGCCGTTGACCAGGCCCTGCATGATCTGCGCACCGATCTCCACAAAACGCAGGGGCAGCGAGGCGAACTGCGCCAGCAGCTGCGCGGCAACGACGATGATGCTGGCCAGCCAGCGGCCGAAGCCTTCGCCGCTGCGCGCAGCGGCATCCAGGCTGGCCCGGCTCGCGTCGACCGGCGCCAGCAGGTTGGTGATCCACTGCCAGGCGCCCTGGATCGCACCGAGCAGCCAGTCGAAGACCGGGCGCAGCGGCGCCACGGCAGCGACCGCGGCAGCGAACACCTGGCCGAAGGTGCCGGCCAGCGGCGCCAGCCCTGCCGAAAGACCGGCCCACATGCCGGCAAAGAATGCCTTGATCGGCTCCCAATATCGGATGACCAGCAGCGCGCCCGCAGCCACCGCGGTGATGGCCAGGCCGATGGGATTGGCCAGTGCAAGCCGGCCGACGAACAGCAGGACCTGGCCAAGGCGCAGCAGCGCAGCGCTCGCGCCGTGCACCATGGCAGCAGCGCCGGCCTTGACCAGGCTGACGCCGCCCCGGCCAGCATCGGCGGCGACGCCGGCAATGCCCCGCCGGGCAACGTACTGGCCGGCGCCGGCGATACGGCTGGCCGCTGCGGCACGCGCCGCTGCCAGCTGGGCGGCGACCGCACCCCAAAGCTGCGTGGTATAGGCGCGCACGGCGCCGGTTCCTGTCCTGAAGGTCGCGCCGGCCTCGACGCCCCAGCGCCTGCTGGCAGCAAGCGCCCTGCGGCAGGCAGCCGGGATCTGCGTGCCGAGGGTGGCCACATAGCCTTTGAGAAACGGCCACGCGGCCGCCGGGGCAGAAGCCTGCCAGACGCCGGTCAGGGCGGCTCCGGCCGCGCGCCCGAACGCTTGCACCTTGGTGGCAGAACCCGACAGCTTGGCCGCGGCACCCGCCAGCAGGCCGAAGCCCCCAGCGGCCCGCGGCAGCTGCGGCGCGAGTGCCGCCAGCGGCAGGCGCATCAGCTGCAGCCCGTAGCGGGCGATCAAAAGCGGCCCGAGCAGCGCCGCCAGCGCCAGGGTCAGCGCACCGGTGACCGCGAGCAGGGCGCCGGCCGCGGCCGCACCCTTCACCAGCCAGCCGACCAGGGCCGGGTTGGCCTGCGCGAACGCATTGAATCGGTCCACCAGATTGCCGACGGTCTCCATCAGGCTCACCAGCGTCGGCCGCAGGATCTCGCCGCCCTCGGCGCTGGCGTTGAACAAGTTGTTCTGCAGGCGTGCCCAGGCGGCGGAAATGGTCTGCTGGCGTGCGGCGAACTCGCGCTCCATCGAGCCCACTGCGCCCTTGCCGCTGGCCAGCTGGATCTGGCGCTGCAGTTCCTCGGGCTTGTCGACCAGCTTGGCCAGCGTGTCCGAGTGCTCCATCCCCACCAACTCGACCATGACGCCGATGCGCTTGTCCTTGGGCAGCCTGCGCACGGCCTCGACCACCTTGAAGATCGTGCCGGTCGCATCTTCCGCCATGCCCTTCTGGATCTCCTGGGTGGTCAGGCCGATTTCGGACACGGCGGCATGGAACTTCTTCGTCCCCTTCTCGGCCGCGGCGAACTTCTGCGTGATGGCATTGATGGCCGTGCCCGCTGTCTCGGTGCGCTCGCCCAGCGTGAGCAGGGTGGAGGCGAGGGCAGCCGCATCGGCCGACGACATCTTGACAGTCGACACCACGCCGGAAACGCGGTTCAGCACGTCGATGATGTCGCCGCCCTTGCTGATGGCGTTGTCGTCAAGGTAGTTGATGGTGTCGGCCAGGCTGCGAATCTGGGTCACCGGGATCTTGAAGTTCTTGGCCACCTTGCCCATGCTCTCAGCGATCTGATCGGGCACCGCATCGAAGGCCGTGGCCATCATGGCCACCGTCTTGTTGAACTCCAGCAGCTCCTGGATCCCCAGCGCCCGCTTGCGGGCAGCCTCGATGCGGTTGCCCGCCTTTTCGGCGTCCTCAGCCTGCTGCAGCAGCTCGGTGCCCACCTCCATGCGCGCGGCGGCGGTGGTCATTTCGATCACCTGGTTGGTCGGGATCGGCAGCTCTTCGCCCAGCCTTTTCGCTGCGCGGCCGATCTCGTAGTAGAGCTGCGTGAGCTGGCCGGCGTCGTTGCGGGCCCCTGGGATCTGGCGCGCGATGCCCAGCATCGCATCCTCATAGCTGACGAAGTCCTTGACCGCCTTGGCGATGGGCGTCAGCGTGGCGCCGCCGGCCGCCATGGTGGTGATTCCTGCCCCCAGCATGGCGTTGCGGGCTGACATGCCCTTCTGGTACTGCGCCTGGGCCGCGGCGAGCTGCCGCTGGCGCTCGCCGACCGCCCGCAGCCGCGCTTCCTGTTGCGCCAGTGCCTGGCTGGCGGTGACGATCTGCCCCCGCAGATCCCGCTGCGCCTGACCGAGCGTCGACGTGCTGATGCCGGCGGCCTCGAGCCGGCCCCGCACGCCCTGCAGGCTCTGCTGCAGCTCGGTGCCGCGTTGCTTCAGTGCCTGGGCCTCCCGCACGGCCGACTGGAACGCCCGATTCATCGCCGCCGTGGGCTTTTCGGCCCCGTCGATCTCCTGTGCCAGCGCCTTCACGCGTGCCTGGGCGGTGCGCAGCTGGTTCTCGGCAATGGCCGCGTCCCTGGAGAGCTTGCGGAAGCTGTCGATATTGACCTGCGCGCGATTCAGGTCCTTGAGCTGGTCGCGGGCGGCCTTGACCGACCGCGCCAGCTCGCCGCTGGTGCCCGTGATGGCGCGGAAAGGACGCGTGACCTTGTCCACTGCCTGCAGCAGGACTTCCAGTTTCAGATTGCGGGCTGTGCTCATTCGTCGATTCCGCTGCGTTCACGGGCGCGCTCGCGCCACTCCACCAGTTCGGCCACCTCCATCGCGTACAGATGATCCGGTGGCCAGTGAAAGATCACTGCAACGTCTGCGATGGCGTCTTCGACTCGGTCTGGAAGTCCTCGCCCTTCGCGGACTTCGGCAGCAAAAAATTGCTCACCGCGGCGCCGAATTGCGTGAGGTCGGCCGGGTCCAGCCGGCTGACTTCGTGCTGGGTCAGGGTCGGGGTGGTGATGCGCGGCAGCACCGTATGCAGGGCGCTGACTTCCATGCGCATCAGGTCGATCAGGCTGCAGCCGCGCAGTGCGCCGGCCTCGGGCTTGCGCACGTCCACGCTGGTGATGGTGGTCTCGCCGCGCTTGATGGGTTCGTCCAGGGTGATGGTGGTCTGGTTCATGGTCGGTATCGGAAGGAAGGTCGAAGGAAGATCAGGGCCGGCGCGCGCCGGCCCGTACGGTTAGAGGCCCATCGCACGGCGCTGCTCGGCGAGCCGATCGACGCCGAACACCACCTCGATGAAGTTCGCGTGGTCGATCTCGATCCAGACCTCGCTGTTCACGGTGAGCTTGAAGTAGCTGAGCGAAGACTTGACCTTGAACTGGCTGTTCTCGCCGGCCTTGGCATTGCCGAAATCCAGTTCGGTGTGGCGGCCGCGCACCACGACCTCCACCGCATCCACCGCGCCGGTATCGTCGCGCTGGTACGCGCCCGCGAAGCGGACGAGGGCCGCATCAATGCCCGTAACGGCGTACTGCTTCAGCGGTTCGCGCATGAAGCCACCGTAGGTGGTCTCCAGCTCCAGCTTCTCGCTGCCCAGGTCGATGTCGACGGGCCCGTTCATGCCCCCGCCTCGGTATTCCTCGACCTTGCGGACCAGCTTCGGGATGGTGATCTCTTCCACTTCGCCCACGTGGCTGACGCCGTCGGCGAAGACATTGAAGTTCTTGAGCTTGCGTGGCAGTGCCATGGTGATTCCTTGTCTGGTTGGCAGTTCGCGGTCAGACCTTCACGGAGTTGGCGAACTCCATCAGGTAGCGGTCGGTGATGCGCTGGCGCAGCTGCAGGTTTTCCAGCGGCGGCACAGGGGTGTAGTCGTAGTCGATATACAGCTGCCCGGCCTTCAGCGAGTCGACGGTGTTGACGTCCGGGTCGAACCAGGCGCTGCCGCCCAGCAGGTACCCCGCGCGCACCAGGGCGCGGAACTTGCGGTTCAGGCCCTCGAGGATGTCGCGGACCATGGACGGCGTCATTGTCATGTCGACCGCCCAGAAGTGCGCCTCGGCCATGGTGTCGGCGAGCACCTGGGCGGTCCGGGTGTAGTTCTCGAACGCGAACAGCGGGTCGGCAGAGCAGGTCCGCGAGCCCCAGAAGCGGAAGCCCTGGAAGTTGACCAGCGTGGTGACCTCGTTGCTGTTCAGGTAGCCCGCGTCGGTGGCCGGGTCCTGCAGGTCCCAGAACACGTCCTTGGACAGGCCGGTGACGCCGTTGACGGCCACGTTCGACAGCGTCTTGTGCCAGCCCACCTCCTCATCGAGCTTGGCGCGCAGGCCAACCGCGCGCGCCGTGGCAAACAAGGTGCGCTCGGCGTTGGCGGTGGTGTCCCAGCCGGTGAAATCCGGCCAGATGGTCATCACTTCGCGCTGCCCGAAGTTCTCGCGGTAGGTGACGGCTTCTTCCTTGGTGTTGCAGCCGAACGCGGACACGTAGGCGAAGGCGCGCAGCTTTTGCGCAATCGCGGCCAGTTCCGTGGCCACGGGCAGCTTGTCCAGTCCGGGCACGGCCAGGATCCGCGGCGCGACGCCGAGCCGGTTCTTGGCCGATTGCAGCGCCTTCATGCCCGTGAAGCGGCCCTGCGCGTTGGTCGTGCCGATCAGGTTGCTGGTGGTCTCTTCCGGCGTCGCGCCCTCGGCGACCCGGATCACGACAGTGAGGGCGTTGGCCTGGTCGGTGATGGCGTCCAGCGCCGGCGCGAGCGTGCCCAGGTCGCCTGCCTTGCCGAGCGCCTGCTGGGGGTTGGTCAGCAGTACGGGCGTGTCGAGCGGAAAGGCGGTGGCGTCCGCGTCCGACGCGGTGCAGACGATGCCGGCCACGGCTGTGGCGATGGTGCGGATGGGGCGAGTGCCTTCGTTGATTTCGATGACACGGACGCCGTGGTGGTATTCGGTTGGCATGCAGTCCTCCGGGAATGGGCATACGAGTTGGGGTCGTGCCGGAAGGATGCCGCGCACGCGCGAAGGCTGTCGCGCTGCGCGTGTTGTGCCACTGGATGCGACAACAAGCCGACCGCTAGGCGGGGGCGAGATCCTGCATGTCGCGCGCCGGCGCCAGCATCCAGAGGTGCTGAGGCGTGACGCGGCGCACGACTTCGGAGCGCAGCAGCGGCTGGCCAGCGGCTTCGAACGACCAGGCCACCAGCTCCGAACAGAACCAGGCATCGGCTGCCTGCCAGTCGCGGCGCAATGCCAGGCCCAGCAGGGCGGTGTAGTCGTACGGCTTGCGGATCTGCGCCGCGGCGGCGGCGAGCACCGCGCCCGGGTTCCTGGCCGGCAGGTCGACGAAGGCGTGGTCGGCGGCGCGCGCGATCGCGGCCGGCAGTGCCCCGCGCCGCACGCCATGCAGGGCCACGGCTTCGATGACGCTGTCGCCGTCGACCAGTGCCACATGCGACCAGCGCGACCAGGTGACGGCGCGGATGGCCAGCGAGAGCGGCCAGCGCGTGGTCGAGAACAGCAGGCGGACGGACGTCATGCCGGCCACCCGGCGCCGTAGTCGTAGGCTTGCACTTCTGCGAGCGTGCCGAGGGCATCGACGGCGTCCTGGTGTTGAGCCGACGCCCCGAACGCTGCGCCCTCGCGGGCCATGATGGCGGCCTTCAGCTCGACAAACAGCTCGAAAGTCATTTCCATGTAGCTGTTGTCGCCGGTGCGCCAATACCGCGCATACGCTGGCATTGCGCCGGCGTCGACCACGTTCATGATCTGGATCTTGCTTGCCAGGTCGGTCTGGAACAGCTGGCCGTGAAACGGCGTCAGCAGCAGCAGGGCGTCGCGCTTCTTGCGGATCTCGGCCTTGACCAGTGCCTTCGCGCTGGCGAGCTGCTCCTGCGCCAGCTCGTCGGCGGTCGGCGTGCGGACCTCCACCGGTTGCAGTGTCGCGGGTGCGTCGATCGAGATCATCGCCAACGAGCCGTCGGCGTCGCCCGGGTAGGCGAACGTGTAGACGCCGTCGGCCAGGGTGGCGACAACGTTTTCCTCGAAGGCCCAGATCCGTTGCGTCGCCGTGTCGATGAAGTGCTGCATGTGTTTCCCCCAAGTTATCGAATTTCGATCCACGACTGCAGCGTGGCGCCGCCGGACTGAATCACGGCATAGCTGCCACCGGGCAGGACCACCGCGGAAATCCCGATGCCGTTGCCGGCGGCGGTCGCGGTCGAGATGCAGCCCTCGAAGCCGCCGGTGAAGAACCCCAGCGACGATCCGGCGGCGGCGGCGCTGGCGGTGACATGGATGGTGATGGGCTTGCCGCTGGTGTTGGTGTAGGTCACGCCCAGGGCCCGCGACGCGGTCAGGTTCTGCAGCGTCTGGCCGAGCCCGTACGCCTGGTCATAGCGAACGGCCTGCGCGGCCGACGACGCCTGCCCGCCAAGCGAAAGAGGACCTGCGGTCTGGACCGTCGAGCCCGTGATAAACGTCGGCAGTCCCGCGCTGCCGAAGACCACGTTGTTCGAGGCGTCGGCGTACATGACCGAGTGGTCGACCCCGCCGGCTGTGCGGACCTTGTAGCCGACGTTGTTAAGCGCGTAGATGCCATTGCTGAAGACCAGCGGCCCGGTGACGGTCCCGCCGCTCAGCATCAGGTACCGCGCGTCGCCATAGGCGCGGCTAACGGCGTGGGCGTTGGCGGTTGCATTGGCGACGCTGAAGACCTGGGCGGCATTGCCAGCGAGCAAGGCCCGTGCCGCCAACGCCGTGGTCATGGTCGTGGCGAAGTTCGGATCGTTCCCCAATGCCGTGGCCAGCTCGTTGAGCGTGTCCAGCGCGGCAGGCGACGAGTTCACCAGGGCAGCGATGGCCGCCTGAACGAAGGCTGTCGTGGAAATCTGCGTGGTGTTGGTGCCGGGCGCAGCGGTCGGCGCAGTCGGGGTGCCGGTCAGCGCAGGGGAGGCCAGCGGCGCGCGCGACGTATCAGTGGGGTGGACGTGATTCTCCCGCGCCAGCTTGGTGCTGGTGCCGACCGCTGCCGCGCCGTTCATCAGCGGCGCGGCCGTGGCGAGATCCGCGGCGATTTCCTGTTGCACGAACGCCGTCGTCGCCAGTTGCGTGGTGCTGGTGCCCGCTGCCGCGGTGGGCGCCGTCGGCGCTCCCGTCAGGGCAGGGGACGCCAGCGGCGCCTTGAGGGCGAGGGCGTTGGTCATGGTGGCGGCGAAATCCGGGTCGTTCCCGAGAGCCACGGCCAGCTCGTTCAGCGTGTCGAGCGCGGCCGGGGACGAATTCACCAGCGCGGCGATGGCCGCCTGGACGAAGGCCGTGGTGGAAATCTGGGTCGAGTTGGTCCCGGGCGCTGCGGTCGGCGCCGTCGGCACGCCGGTCAAGGCGATGTCCTTGAAGTCGCTGTTGGCGTCGACCACGTTGGTGCCGTCGCACAGCAGCTGCCAGGTCGTGCCCTGGGTCACGTAGATGCCAGAGCCCGCCGCCGTCTTGACCCGCAGCGTGAAGGCGCCCGTGGTGGCATTCCAGATCGTCCAGCGCGCCTGCGTCGCCGGGACGATCACATCGATGTTGGCGGTCAGGGCACCGGTGAGCTTGAGGGTCGCATACCCGGCCTCGGCCGCGGTGAGCGTGACACTGGCCCCGCCCGCGACGGACCTGGACAGCATGCCGTTGGCGGCCGCCTGAACGAAGGCGGCGGTGGCGAGCTGCATAGTGTTGGTGCCGGTCTGGGCGGTCGGCGCAGTGGGCGTGCCCGTCAATGCCGGCGAGGCCAGCGGGGCGCGGGTCGAATCCGTCGGATGCCGGTGATCCTCGCGGGCGCTCTTGGAGGCGGCGCCTACCGCTGCCACGCCGTCCATCGGCGGGGCGGCCGTGGCCAGCCCGCCCGAGATTTCCTGTTGCACGAACGCGGTGGTGGCGAGCTTCGTCGTGCTGTCACCAGCCGGGGCGGTGGGCGCCGTGGGGCTGCCCGAGAATGCCGGCGACGCCAGAGGCGCCTTGAGCGCCAGCGCAGCGCTTACGGTGCCAGCGAAATCGGGGTCGTTGCCGATGGCGCTGGCCAGTTCTCCGAGCGTGTCCAGCGCCGGCGGCGCATTGCCCACCAGCGCCGCAATCCTGGTTGCAAGCTTCTTCGGCGTGATGATGCGCGCGTCGTCGGTACCGGCGTCGGTCTCGGCCTGGGTGGCCAGCTCGGCAATCCCAGTGCGCGTTTCGCTTGCCGTCCGCGCTGCCAGCTTTTTGGGGGTGACCATGCGGGCGTCGTCGGTGCCGGCGTCGGTTTCGGCCTGGGTGGCGATCTCGGCGATGCCGGTGCGCGTCTCCGTAGCTGTGCGCGACGCCAGACCAGCAGGCGTCACGGCGCGGGCCGCATCGGTACCAGTCTGGGTCTCGGCGTTGGTGGCCAGCTCGACCACGCCCTGCCGCGTGTCCGTCGCCGGCGGGTTGGTGAAGGTCGTATCGCCGAACTGCAGCAGCGCGGCGTCGATGGTCTTGAATTGAGCATCGACGGCCTGCAGGAAGATCGCCACCGGCGACTTCTCCACGATGGGGGTGGCCTGGCAATACGTGCCCAGCAGCACGCCGTTGTCCAGGTAGAGCCCGAGGCCATACACAACGTACTGGTCGGCCGAGTCGTCGCGGATGGTGACGTGAATCGTGTCCGGCGCGATGTTCTCGCCGGCGATGGTGGCGACCCGCTTCACCTCGTTGGGCAGCACGGTGAGGCCGTTGTCGTGGACGAATGGCGCGGAGGCAATGCCGACCGCGACCACCTCGCGGCTGACGGTCCCGGTGCCGCCGGGGCCCACCAGGGCCGCGCGGCCCGCGTCGGTCAAGTTGATGAGAGTGCCAGCCATGTTAGATGTCGGTGAGGGTAAGGCGGTTGTAGACAGTGGGGCGAATCGCGGCGGCAACGCCGATGGCGCTCTGCAGCTGGAAGCCCTGGGTGAAGGTGTAGTGGGCGCGGACGGGCTTGGTTCGTTCGATTTCGGCGATCACGTCGGCGACGAAGTCGGCCGTGGCGGATTCGCCGTCCCGGCCGCTCAGGGTGAGCACCAGGTCGAAGGTGCCGGGGGTGCCGCGAGGGGTCTTCTGCCACCACTCTCGCAGGGCGATGCTGCCGCCAAAGGCGGCGACCACCTCCTGAACGGCCGCGGCCGTGCCGTTTTTCCGGGCGATCGGAATGGCGGCCTTGACGCGTGCCCGTTTGATCTGCTCGGGCCAGTATTCCTTCCAGGCATCGACGCCCAAGTGCCATGCGAGCCAGGGCAGGGTGGACGCGGCGATCTCGTCCGGCTTGACCAGCGACCGCAGCGGCACCGGCACGTCAGCCAGTGCTGCATCCGTGCGATCCAGCCGGCGCTCCAGCGGCGACGCGTTCGGAGGCAGCAGGCTAGCCATAGACGCCACCGTGCTCGATCGTGGAAGAGACACAGTAAGGCGCCTGCACCCGGGTGATGGCCACGTTGGCCAGCGGCTCCAGCAGCTCCACCCGCTCGACGCCTTCGACATGCAGCGCGGAGTACAGCCCGGACAAGGTCACCTCCCGCCCGAGACGGTGCGTTTCCTCCTTGTAGGCCTCAAGGCGCTTGCCGGCCTCGACCAGCACGACGCTGGAATCCGGTCCCGGGAAGGTGTACAGCTTGGCCCGCAGTGTCCAGTTGACGATCTCCGCGGATTGCACGGTGACCAGGTCGGTCAACGGCCGGACGTCATCCGCGCCCAGGGCATTGCGTACTGCCGTCAGGATCTCTTCGGATGCCACCCCACTGCCTTCGCGCGACAGCACCGTGATGAGCACCTCGCACGGCGCGGGACTGGTGGCCGACGCGTCCAGTACACGCCCATCGGCGCCCAGCGCGTGGGAGCGGTAGGCCCCTTCGGGACCGGCCACCGAGAAACTCTGGGGGGCCAGCTGGATCCGCTTGCGCAGATCCGTATCGCTCTCCATGACGGCCGGGATGTCGTTCTCGGGGTCCGCCGGCGAGATCATCAGCCGAGGCACGCCAAAGAGGGCGCCCAGCTGTTCCAGGTCATTTTTGGTGGCGTACGCGAGCATCACCGCGCGCGCGGCCTCGTTGATCCGCTGTCGCAGTCCCAGCTCGCGGTAAGCGCTAGCCTGCAGCGCCTTGGTGATCGGCTCGGACTCCAGCGCCAGGGTGGCGGCTATGTCGGCCTGTTCATCGGCGGGATGCAGCGCGATGAACTCGGCCTTGCGCTCAGCGAAGATCGTTTCGAAGTCCAGCGGCTCCACCACGTTGGGCGGCGGCAGGCGGGAGAGGTCAATCGGCGTTGCGGTCATACGGATCCAGTGCCCAGCGGCACGCGAAGTTGTTGCAGGTCGGCGCGCGGCCCGTCCACGCGCTGTTGCTCGATGTCGATGAACAGCCGGCCGTCCGCCGTCGTCTCGAATGCGACGCGGCTGATGCGAAGGCGGGGTTCCCAGCGCAGCAGGGCGCTGACGGTGGCCGACATGGCGCGCAGACGCGTGGTCTGGTGCTGGGGCTGGTCGATCAGTTCCGGCAGCAGCGAGCCGTAGTCGCGGCGCATGACGCGCGTGCCGATGGGCGTGGTCAGGATGTCCCGCACCGACTGCGCGATGTGATCGCGGTCTGTGAGCGTGCGCCCGGTGGCGGTGTTCATGCCCCGGTAGCTCATTGGGGACCGTCCGTGCGTTCGCCACCGCGCTGAACACCTCCGTGGTCATGGCTGTCCAGCACGACGCCGTTGGAAGACAGTTCGCCGTCGGTGTGCGTGAACGCGCCCTTGATGCTCGTCTTGGCGCCTGCTGCACCGGCCTCGCCCGCCATGCCGGCCAGGTAGGTGAAGAGTTTCTCCACCGTGACCTTGCCCTTGAAGACGGTGTCAGGACAGTCGATCACGACCGTCTGGCTCGCCTTCAGCACGACGGTCTGTACGCCGGTGATGTCGAGGGCACCGCTCACGTGGTTGTAGCGGGTGATCGCGCCATCGGGATACAGCGTGACGGTCTCGCTGGCGCTGTGGCTCGGCACATCGTTGGCGTCGGTCGGCACCCCGGTCAGGATCACCCCATTGCGCAGTTCACCGCTCGGGCACAGCAGCACGACCTGCTCGCCCACGGTCGGCGGGTTCCACGTGCGCGTGGCGCCGGCACGGCGCTCCAGCCAGGGCAGCCAGTCCGTCGTCATGCCGCCGGCCTTCACGCGCACGCGGGGCGGCGAGCCGGTGTCCACCTCGGCAATCGTGCCGAGGCGGATAAGGTTCTCGATGAGACGGGCGAGTTCGGTGGCGGAGTCCATGCCGCCAGAGTGCCGTGCGCGCGCGAGGTGGTCACGCGCACGCTGTTGTGGCCCAAGCGGCCACAACAAGCGGCTCAGGCAGCGAGGTGGGAAAGCACCAGATCGGCGATGCGGCCGACATCCCCATCGTCAAAGCCGAGCAGCTCGCGCTGAGGATAGGTCACCTCGAGCCCACCGCGATTCACGCGGTCACGCAGGCCGAACTGGTGGACGGCGGCAATGCGCTGGGTGCGCCCGACAAAGGACACCACCGCGGCGTCGGGAGTGGACTGCGCCTTGAGGAAGCGGGCCGTGCGCAGCCGCACGAACATCGCCCGCTTGATCCGCCCCGGTCTGGCTCGCAACTGGGGCTTGCGTGCCTCGTAGGGCGAGCCATCGGGATTGCGCTGCTCGGCAATGCGTGCGGCCTGACGGCGCCGGATCTCGGTGGCGACCGCGCGCGCCAGGGCCCGCCGTGCCGGCGCGTCCAGATTCACCAGCAGGCCGCCGAGCCAGCCCGGCAGCGCGTCGATGTCGCTCATGCGGGTTCCGGGCGCCACCCCGATGGGTCGTCGTTCTCGTTCACGGGCTCCGGCGGATGCTCGACCTGGTAGCCGTCGCCGGCGACGCGCACGACGACGCGTTCGGTGAGCGGCAGCTTCAGCGCCAGATCCACCGTGGTGTGATTGAGGATGTCCGCCTCGAACTGCACGCCGCGTTCACGCTGGTCCGGATTGAAGAACAGTTCGGACTGGTTGGCGCGCAGCCAGGCCAGCACCGGCACCATGATCTCGTCGGGACCCGCGGCGAAGTCCGTCACGATCAGCGTCAGCGTGTACTGGTACTCGAACGAGAGCGTCTTGGCGCCGGTGGCCACCACGCGGCCCTCGTCCACGAACAGATGCAGCTTTTCCGGGTTGCGCGCGAGGTGGGGAACCGATGCGGTGATGGCCTGGCGCAGGCTGGCGGGCTTCATCATGGCGCGGACGCCTCCCCAATGATGGTGACGCCCTGGGCGCGCAGCGTGGCCTGCAGGGCGCTCAGTTGCTCGGCGTTGCGGTGGCAGGTCGTGTAGTTGTCGGCAACGGTGCCGGTGACGGCAGAGAGTGCAAGGCCAGAGGGGCCCGCATCAGTATCTCCGGGACCCGGGTGGAGCACGGTGCCGGTGGCGGCGGCGTCGTGCAGGCGCACAAAGCCGACAGGCACAGTGCAGGCGGCATCAGCGTGAGCGGGGACATAGCGCGGGATCTCCTTGATGATGGTGTCGCCCTTGACCTCAATGGTCCGGATGCGATCGACATAGCGGGTGACGGTGACGATGCTGCCCTCGGTGCTGTCGAGCTGGGCGCGCAGGCTGGCCACGGTGGTCTCCGCGTTCTCGGCACGCAACTGCGTGTCGGCGTAGCGCTTGGTGAACCAGGCGCCCAGGATGGCGGCAGTCGCCAGCAGGGCGAGGGCGGTCAGGGCAAGGGCCAGGGTCCGGTTCATGCCGCCACCTTTCCGTTGGCGTCGTAGCGTGCGAAGGCGCGCGCCAGCTTCACGTCGTACAGGTTGGCCTTGTAGTCGGGGCCGTTATAGAGCCGCGAGAAGGTGCCCCACTGCTTCGAGCGCAACGCCCGCCACAGGGCGGGATCGGCCTGGACAAAGCGCACGAAGGCGTCCAGCTGTGCGCCCTCGCCCGCGCGCATGGCGTCGGCGAAGTCCTGCACGCTGGCGAAGCCCAGCAGCTCCCAGTGATAGCCCATGATCTGGAACAGGCCCCAGCTGGCGGAAGCCCGTGCGCAATCGGCGTCGAGCTGGAACGCGGCCGCCATGCGCATGTGCTCGCCGGCGCCGCCGGCATAGCCGCCGCGCTGCGGGTTGACCAGATTCGGGTACTGGCGCGCCAGCGCATCGGCGTCTCGGCCTGCCGCGCGCAGCTGGCGGTACATGATGTGCCGCTCGAACAGGATCACGGGGCGACCATCCGGGAGGAAGCCTGCCCCGCGGCTCTCGACTTCGTTGACGGCCCTTACCACCGCCACCGGCACCCCCAGCTGATCGGCGGCACGCCTGAGATCCTCTGCGGTGAGGTGCTCGGTCCGCTTCTGGCCTTGCTGCAGTGCGAGCAGCGTTTTCGGGCCGGCGATGCCGTCTACCACCAGGCCGTAGCAATCCTGGGCCGCCTGGACGGCAGCGAAGGTGGCCGCGTCGAACTCGGCAGTCAGGTCGAGGGTGGCGCCGCGCTCGCGCAGCAGTCGCTGCAGCTCGCGCACCTCGGCGCCCACGTCACCGCGTCGCAGAATCTTCATGGCAGGGCCCTCGCAAGAAACGAACAAGCCAGGTGCAGCCGCTGTCGGCCGTACCGGCCGTGCGAAACAGCTCCACCACATTGCCGCGCACGGCGAACACCGCCAGGCACAGCACCGCGGTAATGCCGTTCTGGGCCAGCATCGCCCATTCGTAGCGGCCGAACAGCACGCTAATGGTCACGGCGCCGGCCAGCACCACCAGCACATAGGCAAGCCACGCCGCACGCGGCCGGTGGGCGGCACCGTCGCGGCGGAACAGCAGCAGGCGCGCGGCGAGCAGTGCGCACAGGCCGCCCTGGACCAGGAAGAGCGACGTCATTTGCCACCTCCCTGTTCGTTGCCGCGGATCAGCCCCACCAACCGGTCCCCATTGCCGGCGAGCCGGATCAGGGCCAGCAGCAGCTTGACCAGCACCGAGGAGGCGACCAAGGCGCCCACCCCGTGGCTGACCTCGGCGTCTGTCGGCAGGGCCTTGGCAATCAGGGCGGCGGCCAGCGGCGCGGCCAGGCAGCCGGCGACGATGGAGAGGACCAGGAAGGCGAGCTTCTTGGGCGTCGACATGTCGTCGGAATTGAGAACGAACACCGCGGCGCCGGCGAAGGCACCGAGCACGGTGGCTGCGTCCACGCCCGGCAGCAGGGTGATGGCGCCGACGCTGGTCACCGCGATGGCGGCGGTGGAGCTGGTGGCGATGGGTTCAGCCATGTCATTTCCTTGGGTCAGTCCCACAGCTGCACGCGCTGCACGGCAGGCTGGGGGGAGGTGTCAGGCAGGTCTATGACCGTGCCATGGGGAAGGACCGGGCCAAGATCGGCCAGGCCCGGGTTGGCTTCGAGCACCGCTTCGGTGACGCCAGCGGTGCGGCCGTAGACGCGCTGGCAGACCGCATCGACGGTGTCGCCTTGACGGGTGCGCACGCGCATCAGATCAACTCCACCGTGGTCCGGGTGATGCCCAGGATGTCGCTGATGGCCCAGCGCGCGTCGCGGCGCAGATCCTCCACCGCCTGTAGCAGCGCCTCGGCGGTCTTGTCGCCGGCGGCCGTCGCGTCGTAGTCGCGGTACCGCTCGATCAGGCTGGCGCGCGCCTGGCAGTGCAGGGCGCGGAGGTAGCGGTGCAGCTGCGCAGACTTCCCGTCCAGCTGCGGCGCCGGCACGGACTCGAGGGCAGCGTGGCCCGCCGCCAGCTGGTCGGACTTCCAGCCGGCCAGCTCGGCATTGACCGACAGTGCGGCCTCCACCAGCGCGGCGCGTAGCCGCTCTGACGTCACCGTGCCGTCCTGGCGCATGGCGGCCAGCGCATGATCCACGTCGACGTCCGGGAAGAAGCCGTCGTTGGCAATCAGGTTCTGGCCAGTGGTGACCGGTGCTGCGGCGATGAAGGATGACATGGGTGAGCTGGTGGTGGAGGCGGTGGACGGGGCAGCCGTTCGGGTTGGCCGGCCGCCGGCCGGTGCGCCGTGGGGTTGCCCCGTGCCGCCTGATGCGCGGGGTCACGCTCGGTGTCAGCCGCGGCCGTCGCCCTCCTTGGCGCCGGCCGGGGCTGCGTTCTTGATCTCGCGCTCGAGGCGCTCGATGTCCTTTTTCACGCCGACCTTGTCGTGCAGCTCCAGCGCGCGGCGCAGGTTGCGCAGCGCGAACTCGCGCCGGTCCTGTTGCCGGTCCGGGGGCGTGCTCTCCACCAGGGCAGCGTGGGCATAGCCCACCGCCTTGTGGAGCTTGGCGCGCACTTCGTCGGGCATGTCCTGGTCGTTCACCAGCATGCCGACCTCAGCCAGCGCGTCGACGTCGACCGGCTGCCCGGCCTCGACTGCCTTCAGCGTCATGGCGGAGTACTCCTCCGCGATCAGGCAGGCCGTGGTGCGCTGGTACTGATCAGGCATCACCAGGCCGTGCCGGATCGCATAGCTCGCCAGGGGCAGCGCGCCGGCAAAGTCGCCCACGTCGATGTGCCAGACCATCACCGACATGAAGACTTCGTCCTGGACGCCGGCATCGGCCTCCAGCACGCCCTGCACCCATGCCGCGTACGCCGGCAGCATGGCGCGCTTGGCATCGGCCTTGCGCTCGATCGACTGGATCTGCTTGAGCTGGCGCTTGTGGTCGGCCAGCTGCGCCAGCATCAGCTCATGGCCGGATGCATGGCGCAGCGGGTTCTCCGCCTCGGCGGAGGCGGCCGCCCGCTGGGCGCTCACGCGCAGGAAATGGTTGCGGGCGGGGGTCGTCATTCGGCGGCCACCTCGATCTTCTCGGCCATCGCGGCGCAAGCAAGGTCCTCGATCACATACGCGTCGTTGCTGGACTCGTAGTTCTCGATGCGATCGCGCTTGGCGTTGTCCACGATCGTGCGGCGGCGCGAGCCTTCCTGGTAGTAAATCGACAGGTTGTCCAGGCGCGTCACCAGCAGGGCATCCGCCGGGAAGTACGGCACGCGCACGGCGGGCAGGTTGCCGATGCGCTTCTGGCTCATGATGATGTCGGCCGCCAGCTTCTGCGTCGGGTCGCGGTCCTTGTTCAGCAGCGGGAAATACTTGTCGGCCAGCAGCTGCCGCCCGCACACCACCACCAGGTCGGGATCCTCGGCGTACCACGGCGCGATCAGGTGGCTGCACAGGTCGAACACCAGCGCGTCCAGGCTGGCATAGTCGCGCGCGGCATTCGAGTCCGGTCCACCGACGACGATCTTGTCGACCGCCTTGCCCGAGTCCATCACGCGCTCCGGCGCTTCCTCGCGCAGGTGCTGCAGCCAGCCCTTGTTGACGTCCTGCAGCATCGGGTTGGTGACGCGATTCGACGTGGCGGCGCGGCTTACCCCGTTGAAGCCGATCAGGATGCGGTCCAGTGCCTGGCGGCGCAGGATCGCGTCGCGGATACGGGTCTGGAAATCCGGGAACTTGGCCCAGGCGTCCAGCATGCGGTAGGTGATGTGGGTGTCCGAGTTGGTCTGCTCGCAGCGATAGCGGCGATCGTCCAGGGCGGCGATGTCGCTGGTCTGGCGATCCTGCGCCGCGGTGTCAGTGGTGCTGGCCACCGGACCCGACACGCCGAGCCCGATCTTCTCGCCTTCCTGCTCGGTCACGCCATAGACGTTGATGTGGCCCAGGAACTCGCTGGATTCCTGCACCTTGGTTTCCAGCTTCTGCTGGACGCTGGGCTGCACGCTGAACTTGCGGTCCACGCGCTCGACGCCGTTGATTTCGGCGATTTTGGCTTCGTATGCCGCATACAGGCGGCGGGTATCGTTGCGCATTGAGTTGGCTCCGGGTTGGTTGGGGTGTCGCTGTCCGGGGGCCGGCTCAGCAGTCGGTCTCGACCACGCTGCCGTCGCCGCCGGTGGCAGGCGGGCGGCGGCTGAAGTCTTCCTTCTTCTCCAGCGCGCCCTTGAGCGTGCTGAACGCTTCCTTGTCCTTGGCCTGGTCGGCGTGGAGGGCATCCAGGCGCTGGGTCACGCCGTCGATGGCCTTGGTAAAGGCCTCACCCAGCGACTGCACTTCCCTGGCGATGGTCTGGACAGCTTCCTGGGTGTCGGCGTGGCGCGCGTCGTTGCCAGCCTCGGACTTGTCCTGGCGCGCGAAGAGCTTCTTGATGCTGGCGGCAAAGCCGGCACCGGGGACCGTGACGGCCGTCTCGGCCGCGAAGTCCAGGTCGACCGGAACCGCTTCTGAGAACAGGTTGCTCGGGTCCTGCTTGCGCTCGGCCAGCGGATTGGTCTTCGCCTTGGCGCTGAACTGGAGCATTTCGCAGCCGAGGCTTGCCGGGTTGTCGGTGACGGCGAGGCCCACCAGGTAGGCTTCACCGGTGTCGGCGAAATCGGGATTGACCTCCATCGAGCAGAAGACCTTCTGCCGCGCCTTGTTGAAGGCGATCAGCTCGGCGGTCGGGTCGAGCTGCGCATACAGACGCATCTTGCCGCCTTCCTCTTCGGTCTTCAGCGCCAGCACGTCGCCGTACGCCTTGAACGGGCCGTCGGGCACGATGCCGCGGATGTGTTCCAGGTTGATGCGTGCCCCGTAGGTGCTCGGGTCATAGCTGCCCGCCATCTGCACCAGCATCTCGCGGTCGATCACGCGGCCGTCGCTGGTGGCGCCTTCGGTCGCAATGCGGAAAAACTTCGGGTTCTTACCGGCCATGGTGTCCTCGTGTTGGCGTGGTTCGGTGTTGGTGTTGCCATCTTCGACGCCGTGTCACGCGCGGGCAACGCTGGGCTGTTGTGGGCATCCGTGGCACAACACCGGCGACGTGGCACGCGCGCGCGCGGACGGTAGCGTTGCGGCATGACTACGCTTCCCCCTCTTTCCCGACTCTCGTTCGATCCGGAGATGGAGCCGCGACGCATTGCGCGCGCGCTCTACTGGCAGGGCTATCGCGTCGCACGCATCGCCGAGATGCTCGGCGTGAAGCCACCGACGGTGCACAGCTGGAAGAACCGCGAGCAATGGGACAAGGCTGATGCCGTCGAGCGCATCGGCACCAGCATCGAGGTGCGCATGGCGCAGCTGGTGGCGAAGGAAATCAAGGAGGGCAAGGATTACAAGGAGATCGACCTACTGGGCCGGCAGATCGAGCGCCTCGCGCGCGTGCGTCGCTACGAGGACAGCGGCAATGAGGCGGATCTCAACCCCAAGGTGGCCAACCGCAACAAGGGTCCGCGCAAGAAGCCGGAGCGCAATGCAATCAGCGACGAAGAGCAGGGCCAGCTGGTCGACGCGTTCATGGATTCGATGTTCGACTACCAGCGCGTCTGGTATGAGGCCGGCCTGGCCGAGCGCATCCGCAACATCCTGAAGAGCCGGCAGATCGGCGCCACCTGGTACTTCGCACGCGAAGCCTTCATCGACGCGCTCACCACCGGCCGCAACCAGATCTTCCTGTCAGCCAGTAAGGCGCAGGCCCACGTCTTCAAGCACTACATCATCCAGTTCGCCAAGGACGCCGCCGGCGTGGAGCTGAAGGGCGATCCGATGGTGCTGCCTAACGGCGCCACGCTGTACTTCCTCGGCACCAATGCACGCACGGCGCAGAGCTACCACGGCAACCTGTACCTGGACGAGTACTTCTGGATCCAGCGCTTCCAGGAGCTGCGCAAGGTGGCTTCCGGCATGGCAATCCATGCGAGGTGGCGGCAGACGTATTTCTCGACGCCGTCGAGCCTCGCCCATGAAGCGTATCCATTCTGGTCCGGCGCGTTGTTCAACCGCGGACGCAGGAAGGACCAGCACGTGCAGGTCGATGTCAGCCACGCGCACCTGCGGGCCGGCCGGCGCTGCGCGGACGGCCAGTGGCGCCAGGTGGTGACCGTCGAGGATGCGGTGCGCGGCGGCTGCAACCTGTTCGATCTGGAGCAGCTGCGCCGCGAGTACAGCGACGCCGATTTCGAGAATCTGCTGATGTGCGGCTTCATTGACGACACGGCATCCGTCTTCCCGCTATCGATGCTGATGCGCTGCATGGTCGACAGCTGGGAAGTCTGGGAGGACTTCCGGCATTGGTCGCCGCGGCCGCTGGGCAACCGTGAGGTGTGGGTGGGCTACGACCCCAACGGTGGCGGCGGTGACAGCGCCGCACTGGTGGTGGTCGCTCCGCCAGTGGTGGCCGGCGGGAAATTCCGGGTGCTGGAGAAGCACCAGTTCCGCGGCATCGACTACGAAGAGCAGGGTGCCGCCATCCTGAAGGTCTGTGAGCGCTACAACGTGACCTATATCGGCATCGACCGCACCGGCGTCGGCGATGCCGTCTACAAGGTGGTGCTCAAGTCGCGCCCCGACGCGCAGGGCTTCACCTACTCGGTCGACGTGAAGACCGGTCTGGTGCTCAAGGCTACCGACGTCATCAGCAAGGGGCGGCTGGAGTTCGACGCCGGCTGGACGGACTTCGCCGCGTCATTCATGTCTATCCGCAAGACGACCACCGCCGCGGGCGGCCGCGTCACCTACCAGGCCGGCCGCTCCGAAGAGACCAGCCACGCCGATCTGGCCTGGGCGTGCATGCACGCACTGGCCCATGAGCCGATCGAGGGCGTGACCACCACCAACACCAGCATTCTGGAGTTCTCATGACCCGCAAGAAAACGCGCCGCGATGTGGCTGTTGCCAACCATGCCGAACAGCAACCCGCGCCGGCGCCTGTCGGCACCTCGGCCGAGGCTTTCAGCTTTGGCGAGCCCGTTGCGGTACTCGACCGACGCGAGCTGCTCGACTATGTCGAATGCATGCGCGTGGGCGACTGGTATGAGCCGCCGCTGCCCTGGGACGGGCTGGCACGCAGCTTCCGCGCGGCCGTGCATAACAGCTCGCCGATTTACGTCAAACGCAACATCCTGGTCTCGACCTTCATCCCGCACAAGCTTCTGTCGCGCTCCGCGTTCGCCCGCTGGGTGCAGGACTTCCTGGTGTTCGGCAATGGCTATCTGGAGCGGCGTGACAACGTGCTAGGCCGGCCGCTGAGCCTCGAGTCAGCCATGGCCAAGTACGTGCGCCGTGGCGTGGATCTGGAGACCTACCATTTCGTCCAGAACTGGCAGGACAAGCACACGTTCAAGCGGGGCAGCATCTTCCATCTGCTCGAGCCGGACATCAACCAGGAGGTGTACGGGCTTCCCGAATACCTGTCGGCGCTCAATGCCACCTGGCTCAACGAGGCCGCCACGCTCTTTCGGAGGCGGTATTACAAGAACGGCAGCCACGCCGGCTTCATTCTGTACATGACCGACGCCGCGCAGAAGCAAGAAGACGTGGACGCGCTACGCAAGGCACTCAAGGAATCCAAGGGCCCCGGCAATTTCCGCAACCTGTTCATGTACGCGCCAGCCGGGAAGAAGGACGGCATCCAGCTCCTGCCCGTGTCGGAGGTGGCAGCCAAGGACGAGTTCTGGAACATCAAAAACGTGACGCGCGATGACCAGTTGGCCGCGCACCGGGTGCCGCCCCAGTTGATGGGAATCATCCCAAGCAACACAGGCGGCTTCGGCGACGCGGAGAAGGCCGCAATGGTTTTTGCACGTAATGAAGTAAAACCTTTGCAGGACAGGTTGAAGGAAGTGAATGAATGGATGGGGGAGGAAATCGTTAGGTTTTCGGCGTATCACCTTGAGGCGGCATCGTCATAGCAGCCTTGTTCTCCCGAGGCAAAATGCTTCGTTCTCGGAGTAGCCGGCCTAGTCTCGAATCCGGCTCTCTGTGGGCTATTTCTTGGCAAGTATGCTTCGCAATTGCTATGCCGGTTGACACTGGAGCATAGTTTGATTCGATTAATTTCCGAACGAGGCGAAGGTGGTCTCCGTTTGATCCCGTTTGCAAAAATAGGCGCCAGTCGCCTTCGGCGGCGTCATTGATGGCCTTTTCGTGCTCGCTCGACCAGCCACCGCTACTAAGGATTCTGCGAAGTGCTTCCTCCAAACTCGGGGGTACTGCCAGCTTAGAGTGGATTGTGCGCGTCAAGTCCATCATTCGGGGATCTATGCCATCCAAGGAGCCATACACTAAGTCCATCGGGTATGCCAGTTGGTGCTTTTCAACTCCCGCCAGCCAAACTTGCACGAATTCCTCAACGAGATCCCCGGATCCAATCTCCCTCAACCCGGACATGAATCCTTGCGCGTCTTGGAGTTTCAATAGATAGGCATGCTGCAGAAGTTCCTGCGCTTCTTGTCGAAATTCTGCATCTGACTTAACAGGATCCCAGTGAGCTTGAGAAATCCACGACGTAAGGCGTCCCAAAATGTTTCCCGAACGATACGCCGAATCCATACTCTCGAATTGCGTTCTCCACGTTGTTCTATCAATGTTTCCAGTCTTTAGGAATGTAACGACAGAGTCCTGGAAATCTTGGTAGTAACTTAAGGAAATAGGCAGTCGGGACCTAATTTCTTTTGCCCGTGGGTCAGATTCTGTATCAAGTATGAATGAACGCGCGACACGTAGGACGTCAGCCGCGTCGAATTCTTTGTCGAAACCATGAAACTGCGCCACAGTCAGCCAGACTGCGTCGGCGATCAGTGTTCCCGCAAGTCCATCATGGAGCTGCGCGTCCTTGAAAATGGTCTCGACCACTCTGGCCACCCGCTGTGCTATTCGGATATTTGTGCACTTCGAATCTAGCCAAGCTTTACGTACGTGCACGACCCATCTGTCAGTCACGAGGCTGCGTATAGCGTGAAATGCGTCAGCTGAATCGGTCTGCAGAGTTAGTTCTATGTCAATCGTCTTTTCATAAAACTCTTTCCATTTTCCATGTGCTTCGGTCGAAAGATCCGATGCGCTCAGGATTACCACGACCTTGCATCCCGCGCGCCGGAGGCTATCGATCACTCCCATTATTGCGGAAATCGATAGTTTGGCGTCTGCTCGCTCAATGTCGTCGAGCACGGCGATTCCTCCCACAAGACGCGAGACCACGCTTTCCCCAATCAATTCGCCCACTGCGGTCGAGACAGCACCGACCAGACCATTGCTTTCTGATAAGCCGTCCAGCGCTTTCGACATGTAGGGTGCGACCCGCTTCCACACGCTCTGGATCTGTGCTCCTTGATCGTCGTCGAGATCGATCCTGCTGAGCGCTAAACCTTTTTTTATTTGTGCTGCGTCCTTAGCGCCAAAAAGTGAGTAGTAGCTATGCGCCAGCCGATCCTCTTCCGCGAGTTCCCGCCATAGATGAGTTTTTCCGGAGCCCCAGGAGCCCGTAAGGGCAATTACTCCATATGCCGGATTGCTGAGTAGTTCTCGAAGATTTCTTTTCGTTGTCGAACGATCCATCGTGCTTGGAAGTTGGGGTGATGTTGGGATGGTACGAGGTGAGTGTAGTGCTGGCCGGCCGATTCTAAACCGCTATGGCCGCCTGGCACCCCTGGCGCGCGGTGGAGACCCCGCCTCACCCGCCCGCTTCATCGAGTGGTTTTTATGCGCCTGCATAGACGGTCCAGGGCGCCACCAGTGCTGGCGCGGCGGGCAGTTAGAAGGGCGCATCGATCTATGCGGATTCATGCACCTTGACATGCACCGGCCGGGGTACGGACGGCGCTGGTCTGCCTCGAGTCCGTCTGGGCGCCCTCGACCGCCAGTGGCGTCATTGGCAAGTTGAAGACCGGGTGGGGGTCGGGAAAACGGTAACCTCGGTAACCAGCCCCGGAAATCGGTTGTAAGTCTTTGATTTATAAGGGGGCGGGTGGTTACCTTGAAAAGGTAATCTGAGGTAACCAAAAAGGTAACCTTTCGCTAAGTCGTTGATTTTATTGAGGATCGATTTCTAAGAAGGTTACCTTTTGAAAAGGTAATCTGGTTACCCTAAAGTTACCCCGATGTTACCTTTTTGCTGAATCCTGCAATCCCTTTTCTGGCAAGGCTTTCCGGGCGATTTCAGCGCCTAGGTTACCAAGGTTACCTTTTTCCCGACCCCTCACAAATTTTAGCCGCACCCTTTGGATATACTGTGTTTTTATACAGTGGTTGTTCCTGACGGACGAATGAAATCCCGACGCTCACAACAGCATTCCTGGGCGCAAGATGTGGTCGACGGCGGCCAGAGCGACCTGTGGCCGCGGCGTGCGGCTGGACACCATTTCATGCCGCCTCTGCCGATCGCGGAGATGCGCGCCATGTACCAGCGCAACAGGACACCGGAGGTCCGGGCACTGCTGTGGGAGATTGCGCGGCTGCAGCGCACCGTGCGGCGCGCGGCCCAGTTCGCGGACTGCTTTCGGCTCTACGACAGCATGATGAGCAGCTCAGCTGGCCACATCATCCTGGCGGCATTGCGGCGCGAGCTGGGCGAGGAGACATGCCTGGTTCTGGGCGCTATCGGGGCCGGGGAAGCGGCAGGGGAAGAGATTTTCGATAACGTGGATACCGCCATTGGGCGCGGTGCCCGCCGGCGTCACAGATGAGAAAGCAGGCGGCCGAGTTGTGAGAACTGTCTACAGGAGATTTGATGGCAAACGAATTCGAAGAAATCGCCCACTCTGGCGGGCGGGTCAGTTTTACCATCACAACAAGCGCAGACGGACGGCGTAGTTTTAAGGTCGGCTTTCGAGGAAGTCGGCCCGTGCCGATGGTAATGATCGCCGTCTACGCACTGCCCCAAGGGATTCCCGTCGCGCCCATCGACATGGGGGGAATTGGTCAGGCATGGAATCCACCCCCGTTTCCCGATTGCTTGCCCGTGTTGATCGCGTCCGACAGCGAGGGCAAGTTTGGTCATACCTGTCCAGCGTGTTCGGGGTACTGGCGAAGCGGCCCGTGGCCGAACTTGTGCCCCTACTGCGGCATTGAGTCGCCGGGCCACAATCTCCTGTCTGCAGCTCAAATGCGATACCTTGAGCGCTACTGCGCAATGCTCATCGATACCTTGCAGTCGGGGAAGGACGGTGAATTCGTTATTGACATGGACGCCGTGGCAGACGCTGCTGGGAAGGACGAGGAAAAGCCCCCGTTCTATGTGTCTGAAGAAAGCCAGCAGCACAAATTCACGTGTACGGCGTGCGGCGAATTCAACGACATCCTTGGGCGCTATGGGTACTGCTCACTCTGTGGGACGCGCAATGACTTGGCTGACTTCGAGGGGAACTCCATCTTGGAGATCCGCGATCGCATCAACAATGGCCACCCTCCCGAAGATTGCGTCCGCGACGCTGTATCGTCGTTTGATTCATATGTCGCTCAAGTTGCGCGTGAGCTCGCGGTAGGCGTTCCGATGATCGCTTACAGAAAGAACCGGCTTACCAAGCAGCGCTTTCACAACCTTGGGGATTTGCAAGGCGTGTTTGAGAAATGGTTTGGCATCGATATATGTCAGGGCATGAAGGATGCGGACCAGAAATTTGCAGAGCGCATGTTCCACCGTCGGCATCTCTACGAGCACAACGGGGGGGAGGTCGATCAGAAGTACATTGAAGAAAGCGGCGACACAACTGTGCGATTGAAGCAGCGCCTCCGTGAGTCACAGCCTGACGCCCACGCTCTGCTCGGGCATCTCGTCAAGATGGCGCGGAACATCCATGCCGGGTTTCACGAACTGTTCCCTCCGCTGGATCCGCCCATCAAAACTTACAAAGATAGGCAGGCACGGACTGCCAGTTTTCGCGGTGCAAGGTCGCACCAGGCGGCCGAATAGGCAATACGGATCGAGCAGCGGTCCCTCAGCATGCCGGCGAAGCCCGTCATGGACTGTAGCTGAATTTCATCTATGGCCAGCTGGAGCGGGCTTGGCTGATCTTGGGTAGCCTTGGTTTTGCAATATGCGAGTTGCGTAACGCTTTGATTTATAAGGGACTATAGTGCTCACCAAAACTCCGAAGGCAGCGCTCCTCGATGGAGCCGGCAGCTCTATCGGTTGACCAGTTTGGAGAATAGAGAAGGGTCCAACCACATCTCCGCTGCTCAGTAACTCCCCGCCACATCAGCTGCACGCCGATTGCGGCGTGGCGCTCTGGTTCAGCGGAATGACTGCTGCTGTGTGGCCGGAGCAGTAGCGCGCCCAGTCGCTCATCATCTTGCGCCGGCGCTCGAGCATGTCGCCCCGACGGTAGGCCGCTTCGCTCTCGTTCTGAATGGCGTGGGCCAGCGCCATTTCTGCAAGCGAGTCCGCATATTCCGTGCAGTCAGCCACCCAATCCCGGAAGGTCGAGCGGAAGCCGTGCACAGTGACATGTCCGTAGCCCATGCGCTCAAGCACCTTCAGCATGGCCATGTTGGAGAGCGGCTTCCCCGTCTTCCGGCCCGGATAGAGCCAGCCGTCCCGCGCGCCAGGCAGTGCTGCCTCAACCAGCTCGACGAGGCGATCAGTCATTGGCACGCGTAGGGGCAATTCCATCTTCATGCGCTCGCCCGGTACAGTCCAGACGCGATAACGCATGGCGAATTCCTCGGGTCTCGCAAACTGGACCTCCTGCGTGCGCACGACCGTCAGGATCAGGTGCTCGAGCATGCGAGCGGCAGTCCCGCGCTGCTCGCGCAGTTCCTTCATAAAGCTGGGAATTTCCTGCCACGGAAGCGCCGGGTGGTGCTTGATCTTTTTGCGCCGATTCTGCTTGGGGAGCAGCTTGTCGAGGTGGCCGCGCCAGCGTGCCGGGTTCTCGCCCTCGCGGTGTCCGAGCGCCTTTTCGGCATCGAGTATGCATTCGAGGCGGCCACGCAGTCGGAACGCTGTTTCGCGCTTCTTGATCCAGATTGGCTGCAGCACCTGCACGATCGTAGCGGTGTCGACGTCGCGCACGTCTTGATCACCAAGGATGGGGGCTGCGTAGGTGGCGATCGTGTTCGCCCACTGCTGCGCGTGCTTCTTGTTTTTCCAGCCCGCACGATGCTTGGCGATGTAGTCGGCCGCTGCAGCCTTGAATAGGCGCGGCCCGGACATTTCGAGCATACGTTCCCGCTGCTCGGACTTCCGTGCCTCAATCGGATCGAGTCCATCCCGAAGAAGATCCCGGCATCTTGAGGCTTTCGCGCGCGCTGCAGCCAGCGAGACGGAAGCCAGGGGCCCCAGCCCCATTTCGCGCGATCGGCCGCGCAGCGTGAACTTGAAGATCCAGGAGCGCGAGCCGGTCTCGGAGATCTGGAAATAGAGATTGCCGCCGTCCGGGTAATGCCCCGGTACATCCAGCTTGGCGATCTTCAGCGCCGTGAGCCGATGCAGCTGCCGTGTTGCCAT